GTAATTGGATTCTTATTAATGTGGTTGATAAGTGGTTCAATTAAAGTTGGAGCAGCATTTGGAGTAGCAGAATTAATTTATAAACCTATTCAGTATTATATTCACGAGAGAGTATGGTACAAATGGATTAAATATGGCTTAAAAAAATAAATTATGGAAAACCAAGGCAAAACCCCAAAACAAACTAAATTTTCAGAAGATGCATCATTCTATTCACTAATAGGATTGTTGATAACTTTACTAATTACAATAATATTAAAATAAATATGAAATTAATCGTAGACAAAAGCTCAAATGGATTAACCAATCCAGATTTTATAAAATATCTAAAAAAGCCTGTACCAAAATCAGAATTAACGCAATTTGAAGCAGATATATTAAGAGATACTCTATTTGCCGCATTAAAGGGTATGGGTGGTGTTGGCTTATCCGCAAATCAAATTGGAGTTAACAAACGAGCTTGTGTTATTAAAGTTAATGACACGGAATTATTTTTATTAAACCCCATCATAACAGAACGTTCTAAAGATGGATTTTTATTTTATGAAGGATGTTTATCTATCCCATCAACAATGGAAAAGCCTGTAAGAACTATTAGAGCTAACTATATTGTAGTACAAACCGATAATTTGGGTGAAATTCGATTTGAGATAAACCCAGAAGAAGATAGAGCTGGAGATAAAGTATCTGAAGATACTATGAAAACAGTCATTGTTCAGCATGAAATTGACCATTTAGATGGTATTACCATAAAAGATAGAGTTTATTCAACGACTGTTGTTAAAAAGCAAGATTATGGTAGAAACGATAAAGTTATAATGAAATCACCCGATGGCGAACTCATCGAGGTTAAAGTTAAAAAAGCAAACAATTATTTTTTACAAGGATATGAAATAGTATAATATGGAATTAATAATAATAATTTTAGTTGTATTTTTAGCAGGAGCTGGATACACTATATGGAATCTTCTTAACAAATTAGAAAAATATGAAGATTTTTTAGAAGAAGAAACAAAAAGAAACGAAGCATTGCTGGAAGCATTACGAGAAATAGATTCTCGTGAAATGTTTGAGAAGGATGATGAAGTAGGTTCTATATTTTATCAAATAAAAGAAACTATCGAAAGATTCAAACAATTCAATTAAAAATGCCAAGAAAAGCCAAAAGTAAACAATACTTTACAAAAGATACAGAAGATGCTATCGTAGAATATAACTCAACAGAGGACCAAAGAATTAAAGATAGAGTTTATAGGGATAGAATTAAACCAGCATTTGATAAACTTGCGGAAATAGTTTATAACAAATGGAAATTTACATATTTTGATGATGACCCACAAGACGTAATGTGTGAGGTTGTTGCATTTATGATTGAAAAGATTCATATGTATAAAGCTGGAAAAGGTAAAGCATTTAGCTACTTTACAATTGTGGCAAGAAATTATCTTATTTTAAATAACAATGCAAACTATAAGAGATATAAGAATACGGATGTAATATCATCCTTACCAACTAATTGGGATACTGAAAATAATTGGGCAGAAGAAGTTCGTAATGATGAATATAGAACTTTTAATGATAGAATGTTATTGTATTGGGATACGCATTTAGAAAACTATTTTCAGAAGAAAAGAGATATTCAAATAGCAGATGCAGTATTAGAATTATTTAGAAGAGCAAATTATATTGAAAGTTTTAACAAAAAATCATTGTATCTACTTATTAGAGAAATGACTGGCTTTCCAACTCATTATATAACTAAAGTTGTTAATAAAATGAAAGAAAAGCAAATGGCACTTTATAATGAGTTTGATATGAATGGCGATATAAAAATTTAATATTATGGTATCATTAGGTATTTCTGCATTTTATCACGATTCTGCGGTATGTTTATTTGAAGATGGTAAAGTTATAGCAGCAATTGAAGAAGAGAAATTATCCGGCATTAAACACGATAATTCTTTTCCAATTAAAGCAATCAAATGGGTTTTAGAATATTCTAAAAAAACAATATCAGATATTGACACTATATGTTGGTACGAAGACCCGCAATTAAAATATGATAGAGTAAAGAATACTTTAGGTAAACATTGGTGGAAAAACAGAAAGAATTGGAAAGCATTTAAAGAAGATTTTGAAAGTAAAGAAGGAAACTTAACTACATACTTAGCTAATAAACTAAATTTTGTAGGTAACATTGAATATGTAAAGCACCATTATTCTCACTTAGCATTTTCATACTACACATCACCATTTCACGATGCAATTGGCATATCAATAGATGGTGTTGGTGAATGGGAAACTGCATTAGCAATAAAATGTAAGGATAATCAATTCGAAGAAATAAACTCACTATTATTCCCCAACTCATTGGGATTAGTATATTCTACTATAACTGCTTATTTAGGATTCAAACCAAATAATGGTGAATATAAAGTTATGGGGTTAGCACCATATGGTGATGCATCAAAATATAAGCATGTGTTTGATAAGATGTTTAGATTTGATAGAGAAGGTGTTATTCAAATAAATCAAAAATATTTTACCTGGCAATACTCTAATACTGATATGTACACATATGATTTGGTAAAACTAATTGGTACAGAACCAAGAGAACCCGAATCAAATATAGAACAACATCATATGGATTTGGCAGCAGCTTTACAAAAATGGTATGAGAGTTGTTTTTACTTCTTTGTAAATAATTGTATGCAACAAGCTGATACGGCTAATTTAGTATTAGGTGGCGGTTCTGCTTATAATGGAACTGCTAATGGTAAAATACAAAAACATACAGCAGTTAACGATTTATGGATACCATTTGCTCCATCAGATGCAGGTTCTGCGATTGGAGCTTGTTTATATCATTGGCATAATATATTAGATAATCCAAAAGTAATAGGAGGTGATAATCAATCACCATATTTAGGACCTGAATGGAATAATAAAGAAATAACTGATATTATTCTAAAAAATAGAAATAAAGATAATAGATTAAATGAAATGTATTACGAATCAAGTAGTATGTTATGTAGCGAAGTTGCAAAATTAATTAATGATGGTAATATAGTTGGTTGGTTTCAAGGTAGAACTGAATTTGGTGCAAGAGCATTGGGAAATCGTTCTATATTAGCTAATCCACATCTATCGGATGTTAGGGATAGAATTAATAAGGTTGTTAAAAAGAGAGAGATGTTTAGACCATTTGCTCCATCAGTAACAATTGAAGATTATGAAAAATACTTTACATCTGAATCAGAAGTTCCTTATATGAATCAAGTGGTTAAAGTTACTGATTATAAATCAATACCATCAGTAACACACATAGATGGTTCGGCTAGAATTCAAACTGTAAGACAAGAATCAAACCCACTATATTATAATTTATTAAAGGAATTTGAAAAGATAAGTGGTACTCCTATATTATTAAATACTTCTTTTAACCTAAGAGGACATACTATGACAAATGACCCACAAAAAGCAATTTGGACATTCCTTAATTGTGATATGGATTATTTAGTATTGGGTAATTATTTAATAAGTAAATAATTATTAGTACATAAACGAACAATATGAGCGCAGAATTTAAATTATTTGATGGTAAAAATTTATCATCACTATTCAAAGATATATACGATAATCAACAAAGTAAGAAGAAGAATATTTCAGAGATGATTGAATCTCTTCGTAAGTTGATTAAAAATGTAGGAGAAGCAACTGTACTTGCTCCAATTATAAGAGATTTAATTGATACATCCGTTAAAAACGATGACCACCTAATTAAACTTGCAACAATTGCACAAAGATTAGCATCAGCCGAAGCTAAAGGCATCGGTGAAGATGGTTGGTTGAGTGAAAGTGAAAAGAGTCAATTATTGAATGATTTAGAAGATACAGTCAATGAAATTGATAAAAAGAACGAAGAAAAATTGGTTGATATTCAAATAGAATTGGATGAAATTAAATCTAAAATTTAATGAGCGAAATAAAATCATATTTAGCAACAGTAGATAAAGTATTTCCGGTAGATGTTGAATTTAATAAAAACGAAACCGGCGAAGATGCTGATTTTGTATCTGTTTATAATAAAAATAAAGATTTTTCGGATAAAGATGCTAGAATGTATGGAGCTATAACTTTTATATATCCAGATATGACTACCGAATATTATGCTTATCCATTTGATAAGAATAATTTCACAATGCCAATTAAAGGAGAAACTGTGGTGGTATTAGAAATAGATAAATCTAATGTATTTTGGTTACCATATTCAGTAACACCATATTCGAATTATAGAAGAGATTACGTTACATATACACAATTAAAACCTACGGATAATACTAAACCACAATCTTCTACTGAAGGTGGTAAGAATCTTAGAGAAACTAAAGATTCAGGAGGAGCAACAAATACAACCAATACAGACAATAGTAAATCTGATTATAAAGTAAATGAAAAAATTAAATTCTTAAAACCAAAGCAAGGCGATACTATCATAAGTGGTAGAGTTGGTAATACTATTCGTTTTAGTGAATTTCATTTAACAGAAGATGGTAAAACTTCATCTCCTGGCATATTCATTCGTAATAAACAAAACCCAGAATTAGATTCTAAAAAAATTGGTGAGTTAATAGAAGAAGATATTAATAAAGATGGCACATCAATTTATATAACTTCAAATAAAGTTAAAGTTCCATTTAAAGAAGAAGTTAAAAAAGAAAAAAAAGGATTTAAAGATTATCCAAATTCTAAAGATTTAAGTGGAGACCAACTATTTGTAAATTCAGATAGAATAATACTATCTGCAAAAGCTAAGGAATTTATAATATTTGGTAAGGGAAATACTGGTGTAATAACCGATGGACAATATTCGGTAGATGCTGAAAAGGATATTTATTTACATACCAATAAGAGTGTAACAATACATTCCGCCGGCTCAAACCAAATCTTTTTAAATTCAGAAAATGGTAAAATATATTTAGGAAAAAATAAAGGAGAAGGTGCAGCTGGTGCAGATGTACAAAAGATGGTATTGGGTGGTGAGTTAGTTAAATTAATGGGAGAACTTATAGATGAAATAACAAAGCAAATATATGCAACTCCCGTTGGACCAACTTCACCCGGTCCCACAAATGTAGCGGCTTTTAAAGCTATAAAAGGAAAACTAAATACAATGTTATCCGCTAAAAACTATTTAAGTAAATCATAATGTCTTGGACACTATTCAGAATAAACGTTTTAAAATCTATGGTATCCTTCCAATTTTCAAAGGATATGGATTCATTTGCCGATTTCTACGCAACTGAATATGATAGATGTATAAAACGAGGTGGTGATATGATATATGGAGTTCCTGTTATGAATGGTAACGTTAGTGGAATGGCTGATGTTATTAAACGGGCACTTAAAAAAGGACAAGATTCGGATGGTGAAAATTTTAACATATTACAAGAAATATATCCATCTGCATTTGATGCATATTGGATGGGAGCAGAAATGGCTCCAATTCCAAATCCACTATTAAAACCAGGAGGGTGGCCTTCAACGCCACCTGCACCCGGCGCAATTATGAATATTGGACCTAATCCAATAATGTTAATCGCATCTGCTGCTAAAAATAAAGCTGAAGTAGAAGCTCTTAAAGCATTAGAGGATGCATTGAAATCGGCAACAATTAATATACCACCATTTGGTGAATTAAATGTTTACGAAACACTTCAAAAGATATTAAAAAACGAACCATTGGATATTAAAATATCAAACCATCCCATCGTAAAAGCAGCTAAAGATATATTTCAAAAATTAAAAACAGCTAAGAAGAAAAAGCCATCTATTGGTTCTCAATTAAAGAAAGCAATTAAATTCCCATTTCCAGAATTTCCAAAGAAAAAAGAAATTATAGAAAAAGCTAAAAATAAATTATTAGATGTAGCCGTTGAAGAAATAAAAAAACAATTAATGGCTGCCATTGAAGAAGCAATACTTGCACCAATTCAATCAGCTATACAAACGGCGGTAGCATTATCAAATAGTATTCCATCACCAAAACCAACTCCTGCTCAAATTAAAAAATATATAAAGGATACTATTAATGGCTTGGTGCCGGATATATCACTACCTGGTATTAGTATTCCAAAAATACCAACAAAGGAAGAATTGAAGAAAATGATAGAAGATGCTATCCCAACCAAAGAAGAATTACTGGCAATGGCTTATGATTTGATTAAAGATAAAATACCCAATATTCCAAATATATTTTTTATACCACCAACTATAAAGTTTTCATTTCAGACTAATATAATGATTAATCCATTTATTAATGTGGCTAAAACGCATTTAATGGGTGTTAGTGGTATAATGTCGGTTATGGCACAATATCCACCACCCGCTCCACCCGCTCCGGCTATACTAAATTGGACTGGGTATAAAATCATTGGATAATACAATTGTATTAAATTTATTCTTTCAATATTTATTATAAACATACACAAATTACTATGGATTCAAAATTATTAGTAGGTTTAATTAAGGAGGTTGTTAAAAACGAAGTAAAACAACAAGTTAAAGAAGAATTAGCTAAGTTAATTAAATCTGGTGCGGTTACATTAAACTCCCAAAGAAAAACTACATCTCCTACATTAAGAGAGGTTTCGGAAAGTACAACTCCGAATGTTAAAAAACAACAACCAATTGTACAACAACAAAGACCTCAAATCAAAAAGGAATTTACAAAAGACCCAATGATAAATGAGATTCTTAATATGACACAACCATTTACATCAGAGCAACGTAAGGAAGGCGCACAATCGGTTGGAAGTGTATTAGATATGATTAAGCCCGAATTAAGGGTTGATGAGAGTGAGTGGGAAACGTTGGATTATAGAGATATGGATATACCATCTAATACTCCAAACTTCGAATCAACGGGCGATGGACTACAAGATGCTACCATAAAGGCATTAACAAGAGATTATTCAGAATTAGTAAAGAGATTTAAATAATGGCAATAGAGCTTGGTAAAGTAAATGTAACCGATTTAGTTGATAATAATTATAAGGTATTAGGAATTGGAATAAATAGAAGTTCCGATTCAAATGGTGTCTTTGCGGTAAATTATACTACTCTATCTCAAGCTAAAGATAATTTAATCAATTTAATACTAACTAAAAAGGGAGAAAGATTAATGCAACCCAATTATGGATGTGATGTATGGAAAGCATTATTTGAACCATTAGATGGGAATGTAATAGAAACATATATAGAAAATTCAATCATTGAAGCAGTATCTATTTGGTTATCATATTTAAATATAGATACTATCGTATTTGATTACGATGAAAATGATATAGATAATAATAGAATAGCTTTGGATATTAAATTTTCATTAGTTTCAAATCCAAATCTTTCAGAATCAGTACAAATAACTGTAAATAATTAATAATGGCAATAAATCCTATTAAAAAAACTTTTGGAAATAAAAGAACTTTAAATTATTTAGGGAAGGATTTCGATTCTTTCAAAAAAAATCTTATTGACTATACCAAAACGTATTTTCCAAATGTATATTCGGATTTTAATGAAGCATCTCCTGGTATGGTATTTATTGAACAGGCCGCAGCTTTGGGAGATGTACTTGCGTTCTATCAAGATACTCAATTAAAAGAATCAATGTTAGCACATGCTACCGAACGTAAGAACGTTTTAGCATTGGCACAATCTATGGGATATAAACCAAAAGTTACATCTCCTGCTATTACAACTGTAACATTATATCAATTAGTTCCCGCAAAAGGAGCACCCAACTATGAGCCAGATTCAACATATTATCTTAAAATAAAAGATGGTATGGAAATAGAATCATCAACGAATAGTTCTATAACATTTATAACAACAGACGGAGTTGATTTTGCAAATGAAACGGATAGAGAAATTGATGTATATGAGAGGGATGCGAATGGTGTACCATTACAATATTTAATTAGTAAAAAAGCAAAAGCAATTTCTGGAAGAGAAGTGGAAACTACTATTTCATTTGGTGCATATGAGGAATATCCTGTTACAAATTTAGATGATACAAATATTATACAAATAACAAATGTAACATCTATTAATGGTACAAAGTGGTATGAAGTTCCATATTTAGGACAAGAAAGTGTATTTGTAGAACAACCCAATACTGAAGTAAATGGTGGAGATTTAAATAATTCAGTTTCAGTTCCATATATTTTAGAAGTACAAAAAGTACCATATAGATTTTCTACAAAAGTTAATTCAGATAATACTATTTCATTACAATTTGGTAGTGGCGATGTTTCAATGCCGGATGAGCAAATATTACCAAATCCTAAAAATGTAGGATTGGGGTTAGCAAACTCTATAAACAGATTAAATCAAGGAATTGACCCATCTAATTTTTTAAAAACAAACACATTTGGTATAGTTCCAACTAATACCAGTTTAACTGTAAAATATTTAGTTGGTGGCGGAGTCGCATCCAATATAAATCAAGGTGATTTAGTTTCAATTCGTAAAATTGAATTTGAAGAAGATTTGTTATCATTTAGTACCGATGAAGCACGTAATCTTTATAACACAATAAAGGGAACAATTGCAGTTGAAAATTTAGAAGCAGCAGTTGGAGGAAGGGGCGCAGAATCAATAGAAGAAATTAGACAAAACGCATTAGCAATGTTTGGTTCTCAAAATAGAGCAGTAACTAAACAAGATTATATGGTAAGAGCATTATCAATGTCTGAAAGATATGGTAGTGTTGCAAAAGTATATGTTAGTGCAGATGGTGAAATTGATAATAATTCTCCTGCATCTATTTTAGCATCTCCAAATAATATTGCAGAATTTGTGGGTATAGTAGAAGAATTACAGGGTAAAACTAAGTTAGAAATACAAACCGAATTAGTAAAATACCTAACACAAAAGAAAACAGCAATAGCTGAAGTTAATAATCCATTTGCAATTAATATGTATGTATTAGGGTATGATGTTAATAAGAAATTAACACAATTAAATCAGGCTATTAAGCAAAATCTTAAAACCTATTTAGGAGAATACCGAATGATGACTGATGCAGTTAATCTTATAGATGGATTTATTGTAAATATAGGATTAGATTTTGAAGTTATATGTTATTCCAATTACAATAAAAGAGAAGTAGTTACCAATTGTTTATCACAAATACAAGATTATTTCAATATAGATAATTGGACATTCAATAAACCAATTAACATTTCAGAAATAGAATTAATATTAGCAAATGTAGATGGAGTAATGAGTGTACCATCTGTAAAGATTTCAAACCTATGTGGTGGTGATGGTAATTATTCACCAAATAGATACAATATAGATGAAGCAACTAAAGGAAAGATTGTCTACCCTTCTTTAGACCCTTGTATCTTCGAAGTAAAATATCCTAATAAAGACATAAAAGGAAGAGCTCTATAATATGCATAAATTATTCACATCGTCATTTGACGCAAGTATATATCTTCAACAACCTGAACAAAACGCAGGTAGAGATGAGATATTAGAAGTAGGTAAACTTTATTATGGTTCTTCGAAAGATATAGCAAGAACTTTAATTAAATTCGATGTAGCTAATATGGGAATCCCAAGTGGTTCTATTATTTATTTAAACTTAAAATCATCCCAAGCGGAAGAAATTCCATTAGAATACACAATTCATGCTAATGCAGTTTCTCAAAGTTGGAATATGGGAACTGGCACTAAATTTGATAATATAACATCAAATGGAGTTAGTTGGTACTATAAAAATGGAATTGATAAATGGATGGATTATGTTGTAACACCAAATTCATATGCAAGTGGTTCTGATACCGGTTCAATTTCAAATGGTGGTGGTGGTACTTGGTACACTGCATCTATGGCATCTCAATCTTATAGTTATGAAGATGCTGATATTAGAATGAATGTGACGGGTATAGTTAATTTATGGTTAAGTGGTTCTATATCAAATAATGGATTTATATTGCATCATAGTTTAACTGCAGAAAATAACGAATTGGATTATGGTGTATTAAAATTCTTTTCTAAAGAAACAAATACAATATATGAGCCTAAATTAGAAGTAGTTTCGAATGATAGTTTATTCGTAACAGGAAGTTTAACATCAGTAACGGGTTCAGCACAAGAAGGATATAAAGTAGTTTTAACTAATTTGAAATCAACATATCCGGCAAACGAAACCATTAAGGTAAGAGTTAAGGGTAGAGATATGTATCCATTGAAAACATTTGGAACAGGTTCATTTGCATATGACCAAAATAAATATTTACCATCCGGTTCATCATATTATCAATTAGAAGATTATAAAACAGGAGAGGTAATATATCCATTTGGTCAATATACACAAATAAGTTGTGATTCTACATCAAATTATTTTAATATGAGTTTAAACTCATTACCGATTAATAGAACTTATGAATTAAAAATTAAAATTATCGAAAGTGGTATATCTACTATTATAGATGATAAATTAATTTTTGAAATAGAATAAAATGACAGCATTAGAGGCAATTGCACAAAAATTAGAAGAAAAAAGAAAATCAGATTTAGAATCAATATTATCTATCTCTGGCTCTCAAGCTATTGCCAAAAATCAATATGGTGTTACGGTAGTTAATGAAAATAATATTGCATCATCTTTAGTATTTAAAGAATTAGTTAAGCCAAAATATGATGAAATTGAATTATTAAAAGCTATTGATGTAAATGTTAGAGAACTTAGACCAGATATTCCTACTAAAAATTTAAATTTAGTTCCTAAACCATTATATGATGAAGAAGTACTTCAAAATGAAGATTTAAGAAAACAAGTGGCTGATTTAAATGTAGAAGTATCTAATTTAAACTCAACTATATCAGATTTAGAATCACAAGTACAATCTGAAATAAATAATAGATTGGCAATTGAACAAACAAACGATGCATTAGTTAATCAACTAAATACATTAGTACAAACTATTGATGATTTTGCTTTACAAATCCAAAACTCATTACAAAAATCAGTAGAAGAAAGTATTCTTAGAGCATCATTACAATCCCAAAATACCGGTTTTAAAGCACAAATACAGGCATTGATTAAGCAAATTGATTCATTGAATTCAATTATA